TTTTTTTTAATTTAAAGTTTGATTACCACGTTCACTTGTACGTATTCTATAAGCCTCTTCAATATTAGAGACAAATATCTTACCGTCACCAACTTGACCCGTATTACCGGAATCTAATATGGCTTTTACAGTTCTATCTAAGAACTCATTAGAAACAACAATACTTAGATACACACGAGGTATCTTATTAGTATTGTAAGTTACCCCACGATAGCTACTACCATGTTTTTCATTGCCTACTCCGGTTGCATCCCAGTAACTAAAGAAAGTTACCTTAATGTCCAAAAGTGCGGCTTCTACATCAGCGAAGGAAGACTTCCTGATGATACACTCTACTTTTTTCATAGTGATTATTTATTGGTTAAAAATTGATTACAAATATAAATTAATTCTAAAATTAAAAATGAGACAATAACTACATACTTATAGTAAAGGTCTTATTGCCCCATTTAAAGTGTAGGTCGCCTTGCTCTGAGAGTGTATATTAAGATTTCTAAGCAAGTATATAAAGTCTTCGCTATAGCTAACACCTCTTCTTTTTAAAACACGCCTTACGTGGCTTCTTTTTAAATCTTCATTTACAAATTGACCTTCATCGTTAAGAAGTATCGACTCTTTAAACACATGAATTGATCTAACAAATTTAGATGCAAAATCTTTTTCTTTTTTAGTGCCTAACATTTTCTGTTTGTACTTAGCTGGAAAATATTTAATTGTGTAATCTGCAATACAAACGTTTGGTCTATAATCGTTTGCGTATTGTTTAACATTGTTACTCATTGTTTACATTGTAGTCTTAGCTTTCAACTAGTAGGATTTTCAAAGAAAATCAGTTTTGTTTAAGCTTGTTGTTAATGACGAACATTACCCCCCTATAATCCCCCCGTCAAAGTTACATATTGTATATTGATTACACAAGTATAATTATCAATAATGTAATTATTTTTTACGTTGTTATTTTTTTTGTATCTTTAATTAAAGTATTGCAAACTATTACAAAACAAATCAAACAAAAACAATGGATTTAACAGTGTTTTCAGAAAAAATACACGAAAGCAGTAAGCTAAAAGGTTTTTATAATGGTGATAAAAAGCAATTAGGAACAATGCTTATGTTGGTTGTTTCTGAACTAGGAGAAGCGTTAGAAGCTGACAGACACTCTTTAAAAGCTGATTTAAACTATTATGAAAATATATTAAACGCTCGACATGATTTTCAAATTGCATTTAAAGAAGCAATTAAAGATACTGTAGAAGATGAAATAGCTGATGCTATAATTAGGCTTCTTGACATGTGTGGATACCTACATATTGATATTCAAAGGCACATTGATTTAAAGTTAAAGTACAACAAAACCAGAGGTCATAGACATGGAAAGAACTATTGAAAAAACAAATAAAATTATTTCACCGTATAAAAAGTCTAAAGTAGGATTAAGTTTTAGAGAGATTAACGCTATAATTTTAATGAAAGATAGTGGTAGGAGTTTATATTTATTTTTGTTAGAGAACAACAACAAGTACTTAGCTCACGACGGAACTGTATATATTAATCCAATTGAGTTAGTGTTTTATTTGAAAGTTACAAGAAAAACTATATACAACGGTATTAGCTCAATGATTGACGCTGATATACTAAAAAGGTCAAAAATAGTTGGAGAGTACTATTATAACTTTAATTTTTTCCCGGAATGACAGTAGTAAAAAGAATAACAGAAACCTCTGTATGCGTAAACGAAGAGTTGTTGTTTTTGCGTAGTGACGGACTATACGGTACGGAAGAGCAAAGACGAATGCCTGGTATTGTTAACGGGTTGCTTAAATTACTAATGGCAGAAGTAGCAACCAATGAGGGTCAATACGTAACTCAAATAAATAAAGTGTTGAAAGACGCAAAAATAATAGGCTCATTAGGTATATGTTTGGAACTTTAGTAGATATAGACACAGAAGGTAATATTTTAATAAAAGACAAGGGTGTAGCTTTATTGCCTAGCCTTTTTAAAGTTTATAAAAACAAATACCTAGGTTCTAAAGCGGTTAAGTGGATTGTAGCTATGCACGACTATCGCTCCCCTTATAGGTCTTTACCTAAACAGCAAAGAGAAACAATGATTAACAATATGCTGCTAGAAAAAGACAAATGCACTTTTAAAGACAAACCTTTAATAATTGATGCTGTAAAAGAATACAAAGCAATTAGCTATGACCCTGATTACGAAGAGTATCGTTCTATGGTTGATAAGTCATCAGAAGTTATAAGAGTGTTTAAAGAACTAAAAGTTAACGCAGAAAACATTAGCACTATAAATGATCTTCAAGTAGAAATGGGTAAAGCTGCTAAGTCCAGAAGAGAACTTAAAAACGCTATCATTACAGAAATAGAAAGCGGAAACAAAATGGCAGGAGTAAATGGTGATGATGATTTATCTATTTTTGAACAAGAAGAAATGTTTAAGTAATGATTGAAGGGAACAAGTATAAGCCTGTTATATTCGACAAAAATTTAAAAAACTACAAAAAGTTTACGCCCGGAACTTTAGAGTACGCTCATTTTTGGAAAGAGCAAAGAAAAAGAATTCTTAAGGGTTATAAACCTACTGGCGGTACATGGATACCCGGTAACTATTATTTTTATTTAAACTTTTCTAAAATACATGGACTTGCTCCTAACGCTAGACGTAAAGGAATGATTTCTCCGGTATATCGTGACCAAGACCATGAATATTTTCAATCAGTACATGATGCTAAAGAAAACGGTTACGGGCTTATAGTTTTAAAAGCAAGACGAAAAGGATTTTCTTTTATGAATGCAAATTTATTGTTACACGAATGGGTTTGTTATAGTCATAGTGAAAACGGTATAGGCTCACAAAAAGAAGACTACGTGCTTGACTTTAAAAAGAAAATGATGCTTTCGTACAACGAGCTACCTAAACAGCTTAGACCTAAAGTTCTTAGGGATAATGAAGATATATTAATGTCTGGCTATAAAGTAAAAGAAGATGGTGTGTGGGTAGACAAAGGTATGAAGTCTATGGTTCATTTTAGAGTTATGGACAATCCCGGTGCGTTTCGTGGTACATCTTTAAACTACATGGTTTTTGAAGAGGCAGGAGAGTTTTTAAAACTTAAAAAAGGTTATCAAGCAAATGAAGAGTGTTTTAGAGATGGAGCTATTCAGTTTGGTACACCTATAATTGGTGGTACATCTAACCAAATGGAAATAGAGTCTGACGATTATATGGAAATGTTTTTAAATGCAGACAAGTATAATCTAAAGCCTTTATTTATACCCGCAGCTAAAGTGTATCCAGGTTATTTTGATATAAAATATGGTAAATCTGATGTAGACGGAGCTACAAAAGATATTGAAAGCAGAGCAGAGAAAAAAAGACAGTCAGGAGATATTTCAGATTTATACGCTTTTAGACAAGAAATGCCTTTGCAAATTGAACACGCCTTTCTTAGAACGGGTGGTTCTCCATTTAGACTTGACTTATTAAACAAACAAATAGCGAACATAAAAACAAATAACAAGTTTGATATAGTAAGAAGAGGTAGGTTAGAATGGAAAAAAAATGAAAACGGCAAAGAAATATTTGGAAGCTATCCGGTATGGGTGGAAGATTTTGGAAATAAAAAAGATTACGATAACGACGATAATCCATTTCCTTTTGAAATTGTAGACATGCCTTTAACAGATTTAAAAAATGTTGACATTGCCGCAGTAGATCCTTATCATATTGATGATGATTTAGAAGAGATAAAAAAGAACGGAAAAGCAAATAGCAGACGGTCTAAAGGTTGTATGTGTGTTTATAGAAGATTTGTAGGGGTAGAAACTCCCGGTGAATATCCAGTAGCTTTTTATACAGACAGACCTGAAAGCAAACAAGCCTTTTATGAAAACTGTTTGAAATTAGCTATCTTTTACGACAGTAAGATATTAGTAGAGTATAACGATGATAACTTTTTTAAGTATTTTATAAATAATAAAGTTTTTAGGTTTTTAAAAGAAAGACCTAGAAGTGCTGATAGTCCATATAGTACTGTTACTAATAAATACGGGATACATATGAAAACACATCAGAAGAAAATGATAACAGAATTTTTAGATGAATACGTTAAAGAGCATTGGGAAGATATTTACTTCTTACCTTTGCTAAATGAATTATGTGTTTACGGAACAGCCAATACAGATAGAGCAATGGCTTTTGGTATGGCTTTAATGCACGATGCTGATAATTTAAGAACAGTAAAAGCAAGAGAAAAAGACGATGAGGATAATAAACTGTTTATACCTCATTTTAAAAATGTAAATGGTAATATTGTATCAGTTAATGGTATTGAAGGTTCAAGCAAAGCACCAACCTACAATTATAAATTTGATTAATAGATAGATGAGATTTCCAAAACAAAACATTCCAGAAGATAAGAAAACGGAAGAGTGGCACAAAGAATGCCTAGACGCTGTACTTCAAAACAACAAGGGTTCTAATAAATTTACCCAAGAAAAAATTAAGGATTACGAAAACTATTTGCTTGTTCATGGTCAGTTTGATACCAAACAGTTTAAATACGTTACTGACATGTATGGTATTACTGCACCAGCAAGACTAGTTAATTATCCTATCATCATGCCTAAAATAGATTTACTAGTAGGTGAAGTTGTTTCTCAACCGTTAAGATGGAGTGTTAATGTTATAAATAAAAACGCTATACGTAGAAAAAACGAGCAAAAAGTACAAATGGCTGCTGAGGTTTTACTTAGACCACACAGAAGAGAAATAGAAAAGGTTTTAGGTTCTGAAATATCTGACCAAGAAGTTGGAGCTGAGATACCGGAAGACATAGAGTCTTTTCAAAACATGAAGTTTCGTGATGCTGTTGAAGAGCAAGTAAATGTTGGACTGCAATATATAGCTCAAAAACAAAAATTAAAATCTTTATTTAAAAGAGGTTTTTATGATTTAGCAATTACTGGTAAAGAATTTTATAGAGTAATGGTTAAAAATAGAGACCCTTATGTAGAAAGAATAGACCCAAGGTCAGTTATTTACGATGTAGACAGTGACAAAGAAACTTTACAAGATTGTAAGTATGCAGGTTTAGACAACTGGTATACGGTAAACGAAATTGTAGATAGGTTTCAGTTAGAAGGCTCAATGGTTGATAAACTAGAAGAGTTAGAAAAAATGGATGCAGACCAAATTACTCAATTTAATTCTGCTTATGATGCTTACATGACTTCTGAAAGTAGAGCGTTAAAAGTTAGAGTAGTTGAAATAGAATGGAAGTCTTTAAAAACTATTAAATATAAAGTTTCACCTAATAAGTATGATGACGAGATAGACTATTACAAGATGGTCAAAGACGACTATATACCAAAAGAAGGTGAAAAAATTGTTAAAAGAGTTATTAGTGATGTAAGATATTGCATACAAGTTGGACATAACATTATATTAAAATACGGTAGAAGACCAAATATTATTCGGCACGAAGACAATTATGCAAACTGTAAACTAAGTTTTTTTGGTGTTATAAGAAATGCTTTTAATCAATCTACATTATCTATTGTAGATAGTTTAAAAAATATACAGTTGCTTTACAATATAGTAAATTATCACATAGAACTAGCATTAGCACGTTCAGGAGGTAAGGCATTAGTATATGATGTAGCTCAAAAACCAAAAGGAATGCAATTAAATGATGTTCTTTATCATTTAAAAAACAGTGGGTTAGCCGTAATTAACACTAATGAAGAAGGAATGCAAACACGTTCTTTTAATCAGTTTCAGCAAGTAGATTTAACTTTATCTCAATCGGTAGGTCAGTTAATTAATTTAAAAGTTATGCTTGAACAGACTGCTGACCAACTTACTGGTATTACGGCAAGTAGAGCAGGTATAACTAAATCAAGTGACGCTGTTGGTGTTAATGAAAGAAGTGTAATGCAGTCAACATTAATTACTGCGCCTTTGTTTGACATACACTATGAGTTAGTTGGAGACACCCTAAACGCTTTATCAAACCTTTTTAGGTACTGTTGGGCTGACGAAGATAGAATGATAAACATATTTGGAGATATGGGCATAGAGGTCTTTAAATGGAAGAAGACTTCTGCGTTAGATGAGATTGGGTTATTTGTTGAAAATTCAGCTAAAGAGTTGTCTAAAAAACAATCCATGTATAGCATGATGGACAGAATGGCTTCAACCGGAAGTCTTGATCCTTTATCTACAATGAAAGCTTTAAATGCTGAAAGTGCTGTTGAAGTAGAGAAAATTTTAACAGAGGGTATTAAGGTTATGCAAGAAAGAGAGCAAGCAAATCAGCAAACTATGCAACAGATTGAGTCTCAGAAAAACGAAATTGACGCACAGAAAATTCAAGTACCTATTGAAGTTGCTAAGATTAATTCAGAAACAGACATTAAAGTTGCTGAAATGAAAATTAATGCTGACCAAGGAAAATTAGACCAAACGCAAGAGTTTGATTCAGATGGTCAAGACGTTCAACAACAAAATGAGCTAGATAAAATGATGTTACAAAATTCAAACAAAGAAGAAGAACTAATGCAGCAAAAAGATAAACCAGTACAATAATAATTTTTTTTTATAAATTTATAAGCAATGAACGAAGAAGAAAACGTAAATGAAACGGAATCAGTGCAAGAAACTGCAACTGAAGAAAGAAATGCTGAAGTTAAAGAGCAAGAAACAGAAGAGTTAGATTTATCTTTTAATCCAAATGCTTTTTTTACAGAAGAGCCAAAAGAAGAAAAGAAAAATGAAGTCAATAACAATATTGACGAGCCTAACGTAGAAAACAGTAAGGATGAAGACAACAAATCAGAAGAAGATTTTAGTTGGGATAAAGGTCTAGAGTATTTAAAAGAAAATAAACAAGAAGAAGAAAGTTCTAAAACTGAAGAAAATACTGATAACAATAACGATATAGCTGTTACAGAAAAAAACATACAGCCTAGTTATGAAGAGTTTTTTAAAGAGGTTGGACTAGAAGTAAAAACAAAAGAAGAATTTAAAGAAGTATATAAATCTTTACAAGAGGAAAACGAGCTTTTGAAAAAAAGCTATCCAGAAAAGAACGAAAAGATTGATAACTTACAAAATCTTATTAAATTAGAAGATAAAGAACTTGTAGAGCGAAGTTTAATCGCTGATGGATTTGAAGGAGTAGAATTAGAAAACGCAATGGAAAGAATGTTGGATAACGACATGGTTGACATTGAAGCAAAGAAAGTCCGCAACACACTAAATAAGGCTATAGTTTCTGAAAAAGAAACTATTATGGATAACAAACGAACTGAAACTGCAAAGCAAGAAAAAGATCGTGAAGATTCTATTAAAAGCCTTAATGACTATTTAAATTCAACAGAAAAAATGTTTGGGTTTAAAATAGCTAGTACTACTGAGAAGGCAAACGAAATTCGTAAAAGCCATCAAGAGTATATTGTTAGCGGAAAATTTTTACAAGATATTACTCAAACAGAAAAATCACTTGCAGATTGCGCTTGGCTTTGGGCTAATAAAGATGTCATTTTAAAAGCGATGCAAACAAAAGGCTTTAACAGTGGTAGAAAAGATGTGTTAAATCAGATTGGAAACCCTGACGTTGATGCTAATTCTAGAACGTTTGCAGACCCTAAAGGTGACGGAGAGTTTAATGCTAACAAGTTTATGTCTTAAACAAAACAGAAATTCAAAATTTAAAAAATAGTCAAATGAAATTTAACAAAGGTTCATACGGTAAAGAAACCGTACAGTCGAATGCTTTAGTAACTAACTTGCTAAAGTATCCAGAAATTGCAACAACATTAATTAGACAATACCCACAGTATTCTTTGAATTACTTTGTAGATGGTACGTCTCGTTTTGCAAAAGAAGAGGTTATTGGAGATAACTCATTTAAGTGGGCAGTACTAGGTCGTACAAACAGACCTTCTACTCTTACAGGTACTTCACAAGGTAACGGTGCAGCAAATGGTACATTTACTTTTGAAACAGAAGAAAACTTTTTAAATCCAAATGATATTGTAAGATTCCAAGATGGAACTTCTGCAATTCT